CAATGTGGAAACATATTTGGTCATTGCCTAATCCGGGCGATCCTAGCAGTTCAGTCGGCGCTGTTCTATATCATACCAAACAACGAGAATGGGAATATAACTTTGGTGTTGCAAAACATATAGAGATTCGTGTATAATAAAAGTATGCAGAATTATAGGCACAATAAAAAATATCAGGTAGGCAATCAATGGTTAATTGATACGCAGTATACTAGATACAAAGAGTTTCTTCCTTTTTTAGATAGAGACCCCGGCGAAGATTACGGTAAAGAAACAGTAGCTCAAGGCGCTAGTCAATACCCCTTGTGGCATAATGCAGATCAATCTGTGATGTTATCAAGTCCAAAAAAATACGGCGGAGACTTCGAACCTCATCCGTTATGGCATACTGTTGCCGATGGCACGTTAGAGTGGACTAAGAAAAAACTATTAGAAAATGATATTCATTGTGAAATCAAACCTGTAATTAGTTGGTATATGGATTATAAAGAAGGCAGTTGGCAATCTGTGCATACGCATTCTAAGAATTGTATAACGCAAATTATCTACATGGATGGTCAGGAGCACAGTGTTGATAAAACAACTGGTGATATTGATTTAAAGGAAGCCCAATGGGGATCAATGTTTGCAATACTAACAGATGGTAAACCGATTTATAAGTCATTTATGAATTGGCCAGGACGATGCGTTTTAATGAGCGGAGATATATTTCATGGTGTGTACCCTGTTAAGTCAGTGCCACGCAGAAGTATTATTATTGATTATATAGTGATGACATGATTAAAAATTACGATTACGAAGTACAAAAATTATACCTTGAATTAATGCTGGCAGATGCGGAAGTGTTTGTACGTTGCCAAGGTATTTTCGATCATACATTATTTGATCGTAAGTTACAAGATGCAGCAGAATTTGTAAACGAGTATGCTAAAGGATACAATGTATTGCCTGACTATGAAATGGTCAATGCAAGTTGCAAAGTTGATTTAAAAAAGCCAGAAGATATTAAAGACGGTCACATGGATTGGTTCATGGACGAGTTTGAAAAATTTACTCAGCACAAAGCTCTTGAACGTGCAATTATCGAATCTGCAGATTTACTTGAAAAAAATGATTACGGAGCCGTAGAAGTTCTAATTAAAGAAGCGGTGCAAATTGGACTTGCTCGCGATATGGGTACAGACTATTTTGCCGATCCCCGTAGTCGATTAATGGGAATTAAAGATAAAAATGGTCAGGTATCAACAGGCTGGCCAACGTTGGATCGTAAATTGTTTGGCGGTATGAATAGAGGCGAATTGAACATATTCGCAGGCGGATCAGGTGCAGGTAAATCGCTATTCCTAGCGAACTTAGGTGTGAACTGGGCACTACAGGGTTTAAATGTAGTGTACCTGACACTTGAACTTTCAGAGGCATTGGTTAGTATGCGTATTGACTCGATGTTAACAGGAATTTCAACTAAAGATATTTTTAAAGATTTAGATGACGTTGAAATGAAAGTTAAGATTATTGGTAAGAAAGCAGGTATGTTGCAGGTTAAGTATATGCCTAGCGGAAAGACAGCTAATGACATTCGTGCCTACTTAAAAGAATATGAAATTAAAGTTGGCAAGAAAGTAGATGTATTACTGGTTGATTACTTGGACTTGTTGATGCCAGTTAGTAAAAAGATTAGCCCAGCAGATTTGTTTATCAAAGACAAATACGTTTCGGAAGAATTACGTAATTTAGCAGTTGAAAAGAACTGTGTGTTTGTAACTGCGGCACAGTTGAACCGTGGTGCTGTTGAAGAAGTTGAATTTGACCATAGTCATATTTCAGGTGGACTTAGTAAGATTCAAACTGCTGATAACGTGTTTGGTATCTTTACAAGTCGTGCTATGCGTGAACGTGGACGCTATCAGATTCAATTAATGAAGACACGTTCATCGAGCGGCGTTGGTATGAAGATTGATCTAGAGTTTAATCTAGAAAGTCTTAAGATCAGCGACTTGCCAGAAGACGAACAAGAATCAAACGGTGCAACAAGTCGTGGTAGTTCGAGCATTATCGAAAGTATTAAAAATCGATCAACAATTGCAGCCACTGACAGTCGGGCACAACCTAAAGAGGGGTTTGACCCGTTTAATTCAGCTCCTAACGCCGGAAGAGGTTTAGATCCATCGCAAGGTACAGGGATTGGAAAAGTTCGTGCTAATGTAGAATCTACAAAATTGCGTGAAATTTTAAATTCTATGGGCAATGATGAAGAATAATAGATTTGAACTTTATCATTGGCACACACGTAACGGTAAAGATATAATAGAAGTAGACTGGCCCAAAGTACACAAAACCGTAGGACTTGATTTAATAAATTGGATCAATAAACAACCTAAGGAAAAATGCCAGTTAGTTGTAGACAAACTCAACGACGATTTTAAACTCATAGCAGAATTTTACGATCAACAAACACTACTAGCTTATCATTTAATGTGGGCTAAATAATGAATGCGCCTAAGAGAATTACAAGAACGATCAGATCTAATCACAGTTAATCGCCGTCTTAATCCCAAGATATGGGACGGCGGTACACTCGACCCAGCGGTTGCTGATAAACTTAAAGAAATTGCTGCGGCTTTTGAAGAATTTATTGGTATTGATCTAAATGTAGTAGATTACACTATTACGGGATCAAACGCCAACTATACGTGGACAGAGCACAGCGATCTAGATTTACACATTATTGTAGCTGGTGAAGTCGGTGATGGTGCTCGAGAACTTTTTAATGCCAAAAAGGCACTCTGGGGCGAACAGCACAACATTACCATTAAAGGTCTGCCTGTCGAATGTTATGTTCAAGGCAAAGAAGAAGAACACCATAGTACTGGGGTGTATAGTATAGCCCGCAATCAATGGCTGGTTGAACCAAAGAAAGTCAAACCAAAAGTTGATGACGCTGCTGTAGAAGCTAAAAAAGATTCACTAATCCACGACATCGAAACTGCTCTTTTAAGTAAAAATCTTAACAAGTTAAGAGCAGTAAAAGAAAAGATTACCAAAATGCGCAAGGCAGGATTGGAACGTGCAGGTGAGTGGAGTGTAGAAAACCTAGTGTTTAAAATACTACGTAACCTAGGCCTTATTGACGAAATCGCAGATAAGATTCGCGAACTCGAAGATCAAGAACTTAGTCTAGAACAGACTCAAGAATTAATATAACCTTTATAAACAGTATTAAAGCTGATTGTAATCCTATTATCAGTTGAGTTAACATCTGTACTATGTTCGAGCCAGCTGGGAAACAATATTAATTTTCCAGGAACACAATCAATATCAAAGTGATTAGAACTATTGAAATTTGGTTGTTGAATAAAATCAAACATCTTAAATGCTGCGATAGGACTGTGCAGAGTCAACGGCACACTACCCGGATCTGCATCAACATAAAATGCACCAGACACCACACTCATTTCATGTCTATGATTATCAACTCTTTGCCCCTTCCCCATTTTATTAAACCAATTGCTAGAAATGCTAACTGGTTTAATTCCCATGTTTGAAATATAACTATCAACACAGTCTTGCATACGCTGTTTAAATCCTGCAAGTTCTGGAGCATCTAAAAATTGTTTTTCGTAGAGATTGTAACTGCTTTCTGCTCCGTGAAGTAGTCCGTGTGGTTTAGTTTTATGAACAGCAATTAACTGTTTAACTAATGGCAAATCTGGGTCAGCTGACAGATCGTATTCTTGTATTACTGTAGGAAATAAATTTGCCTGTCTCATGTAGGTGTTTCCTTATCCTTACTAATGCCCATACGCACAGCCCAACTGACCATGCCTTTCTCAAATCTTTTTTGTTTGGAATTTGCATTTACCACAAATGGGTTTATTTCTCGTTCAATCCATTCTTTGTCTTTAATAGATTCTGGCTGAATAATACCTTTCAAATACCCGTCGACTAAATCTAGTGTAGTGTCATTATGTAATGCCTGGCCTGCACGTGGTCCAAGAATATCATGATTGCTAATACACATATGATTGTATCTAGGATCAATACCTTTCCAATAGACTTGATTTTCATCTAGCAGCGGATCCCAGAACTCGTGAACTTGTATATTATCCATTAGGTTGCCAGTTGCCCAATTGAGTTCTTTAAATTGTCCAGCTTGTGCAACAGTTTGATCAAAGCATTTAATAACCAAGGGCCTACGTAATTTTTGTCTACGTGTCTGATAAGCCACATAGGCCATACGGTTCTGAAGATGAAGTGTGTCCAGCAAAGGACGTTGTATGTATTGAATAAAACCCATAATGGCTTTGGCTTGATCCTTGGTTACAAACTCATCGAGGTCGGTTAAATGATGATTGCTAAGGTCTGGCTGCGTTTCAAAGTACCATTGACGATTAGGATGCGTTAACCCAATAATCAAATAGTCGTCTGGAGTAATCCAACCGCTGTAGAGTTGATGCAATAAAAAACAACTAAAGTCTTGAGCACTGCCCATTACAGCCTTGTTGTCGACTTCGACTGTTTTGCCCGTTAATTTTGATAATTCATCAGCAGCCTGCTGGATCCAATAGGGTTTCTTTTCGCCATTCATCGGCGACACCATAAAGCTATCGCCTACTACAAACAATTTAGGATTTCTCATTTATTATTAGTCTTTATACCACGACGGTTTTTCCAAGGTAACAGAGAACTTTTATAGCTAGCTCTGTTTTCTAGATTTCTTAAAGTTATTTCATAATCGAGTTCTGTTTTCTGAAATTCAACATTGGTTTCCCAATCTTCGGGTATAATATTTTTAATAAACCCTGAACGAATGTCTAGTACAGTATTATTGATTAAAGAATCTGCTAGTTTTTCAGCCAGTATCTTATGATTGCTAAGACACATGTGATTAAAGCGACCGTCTAGCCCTCTCCAAAATACATCGTTAATTTCTAGAGTATTATTGGCAAATTCGTCACGCTGAATATTCTCAAACAAATTGCCCTGACACCAATTGAGTTCTTCAAATTCTTCAGCAGCTCCAACTACTTGGCTGAAACATTTAAGCATCAAGGGTCTATGCAGTTTATGCTCGTTGACCATGAGAGCCAAATAGGCCATACGATTGACCAACAACATGGTGTCCAAACTAGGTCGTTGTATATGTTTGATAAACAGTTCAATAGCAGTGGCTTCTTCTTGGCTAATATGCCTATCTAGGTCAATGATATTGGCATTGGTTAATTCGGGCAATCGATCTAGAAACCAATAGCGACTGGGATGTGTTAGGGCTATAACAATGTAGTCGTCAGGGCCAATGGCACCGTTAAAGAACCATTCTTGAAGTATTCCCCAACAAAAGTCCTGGGCCGACCCAATCAGTGATGAGTTGATTAAGTGTACTGGCTCACCGTGATGTTCACTTAATAGATCAGCAGTGAGTTTGTGCCAGGTAGGTGCATCAGCAGTTCCTGGTCGTTGGGCAGAGAAGCTGTCGCCCAATACAAAAAGTTTACGTCCTGAAGGATATGTCATATTAGTAATTATCTATTCCTCCATTTAATGCGCATTTTATTGATTTGTGATAAGTATTCATATATAATATAGTATACACTAACACAAAGGAATATGTCAACCATGCTACACAAGATCAACGACCTAACCGACGAGCTACTGCGCTTGATCAAGGACGATCCTGTTAGACCGGAAATTCCCCTAGAACAACGTGTCAATGACAACAGCAAGATTTACGTGTTGCAAAATGAGCAAGGCGAACCTATTGCTGTTACCTGTGTTAAGTTTTTGGGTGACATACCTAAATCAGTAAACGAACTAACTGATCTAGCAGTTAACAGTTCTACTGCTGTGTTCTATACCATTTGGAGCTATGCAGCAGGTGCTGGCAAGGATTTGATTATGGCTGCTCAAAAGGACATTGAAGCCAACAAGCCTGAAGTCAAAACCTTTGTTACGCTCAGCCCAAAGACAGAAATGGCCCGCAGATTCCATCATAAGAACGGGGCCACTACCTTTAGAGAAAACGAAGACTCAGTTAATTACCTGTACAAGGGTTAACGAGTTTCGTAGAGTTCTACTTCACCAATCCACTGATCACGGCCACGTTGGCCCATGCGCTCAGCAAACTCACGAGCTTGAATTTCAGCACGAGCTAGATCGGTAATTTCACTGCCATCTAGAAACTGTTGTACAATGCGCTCTTTTGTGCGGGAATTACGAGCCATTATTTTATACGCCTGCATAGGGATATCTCCTTGATGAATTATTTAGCTGGCCCATGCTTATGATGCCGAAGGCGCAGCGCAAAATTTTTTTGTGCGTAGCACTTGCGCGAGATTTTTTAGTCGAATAAAGTGCGCACTATTCTCGTCTGTTCAGGGTACATCATAATCCACTGTGCAGCCAGCATTTCAGCACTAAACAATAACCACCAATCTGTAGGCACTGCTGCATTATACTGTTCAGTGTGCGCATAACTGCGCGGCCAAAAGCGAACCTGCTGATCCCACGAAGTTAGGATCCTACGCTGCTCTAACACTAGGGGTTCGAGATAAACTAGCAACATGCTAGTTGTATTTAATTATTTTTTTGCTATTTGATAGTTAACAGTCAAGACCATGCGTGTTTCATCTAGCGTAGGTGTTGAACTTGAATGATAATGCTGTCCAGGGAAATCGAACCATAGGTTAGCAGTAGGCTCTTGTTCGAATATCAAGGTAGGTTGCTTGGGCACAGGCTGTCGACGTGTTTCTTTGTAGACTCGGGTAGGACCTGTACTTGAGTAAGGATACCATATGCCTGTGCGATGCTCTAGCACAGGATGATCCACATGAGGCGTATGCACAATTTCTTCAGGAGTACGTGTGCTAAAGCCCAATCGTATGCGTAGGACGCTGACAGGTATTTCACCGTTTAGATCACAGGCTCGAAATAGAACCTGTAGAGCAGGCTCCCACAAGTTGCTTAGACCCTTATCGTCTGCGCCAATAAGGTGACTAAAGCTGCCGCTATACTCAGATATACGATCTAGATCACTAGGGTTAGCTGTAAAAGGGCTATAGAACCATTGTATGCTTTCGGGAACCATGCGTTCACGAGTATAACGATACTGACTAGCACCTAGTAGGTTTTCATGTACTCGAACTGTCATATTAAAACTCAATCCATCCGTTAACTAGATACTTGACGCCACTGCGTGGAGGGTTACCACGATGCGTGTGCGTGTAGTTTCCAGGGTAAATTAGCAGAGTGCCCATCCTGCTGGGCTCAACACGGGGATAGTAAAGAAACTCTGTTTCTCCACCCGCTGCAACATCGTTTAAGAACAACTGTACGTTCATGAGTCTACTGCAACTAGTACGTCCTTCCTGTTCCCAATGCCACACGTGAAATCCACCGCCTATTTCAGTTTTTTGTATCTTGATTTCATAAATGCCCTGCTGTGCCTGTGTGTCTAGAGCAGAGTACTTTTCAGTGTAGATACGATAGCATTCCCACACTACATCTAGAAAGTGATTTTGCATGCTAGGTACACCCACAATGCCAATATCGTTCACACCCGCTGCAACAGCACGACTGGTATTAAATGCCACTGTGTCTTTTAGATGCGCAGGCACACCTTCTACTCGCTGGCGACTGCGTCCAAAGCCTAGAGCGTTCATGCTTTCAAAGTATGCAATGGCTGATTCACAGTAGTCTGAGGTAAATGCATGTTCAAACTTGCCCACAAAGTCACTAAACTCTACAGTCATAGCAGGGTTTAGTATTGTGGTTGGATCAGGGGGTGTCCACGTATTAGCTAGATTAGGTGCTGACTGTGGCTTATATTGCGTCATAAAAAATACTCCGTAAGCAGTGTCTAACTACTTATCGGAGTATAACAACAACTAGGTAACTCTTGGTTTTATTCTAGACCAGTGACCACGTGCTCTGGAACACCTTGCTTTTCAGGCTGTGGACTAGGCAGTGGATACTCAGCTGCTGATACTGATGTTTTACCAGCAGCAGAACCGCCGTATGGTTGACGAGCAAGTTCAGCTTCTGCTAGTTTGGCTTGTGCTTCTGGGCCTTTAGCAGTTTTTAGTGCTAGATCGTGTTGAGCCTGTTGTTCAGGCGTTAATGGTGTAATTGTTCTTGACATGTGTCATACTCCTAATGGGTAACGATTGTATAGTGTTATTTAGCATGGAATTCTAGATAATAGACTATAGCAGCTAGTAGAACTGTGACAAACACCCATGCCCAGCGGCTAACGGGTGCTTCTGGTTCTTGTACTCTATAGTAAGCATCAAAGTCAGCATCGTAGCGATATAGTTTACCCCGTATAATTTCGTGTTCTGTATATTGTTCTTTCATAATAGTATATAGTGAAATGGCTGTGTATAGAGAAAAAAATCCTGCGCAAATTTTTTAAAATTGGGATTTCAACCAGTATAGGATGATTTCTATGGCTGCAGGATCTGGGGGAATGGGAACGTACATAGACTAGTATATATCTAGAAAAAGGGCTAGCGTGGGGAAAAAACAAGAACAGTAAAAAATTTGGGTGGAGTACTTTTCTTTTCAGGGTGGTGATTTTAGACCACTACCAGCTAAAAACTACTGTATGTATATACAGTACTATACCGGTCGGCCCCACCCACCGACCACCACCATGGTGTCACCGATTGGCGGTATTCAACCATGACCAATAGGTCAGCATGTCGCCTTTGAGTCCCATCAAGACTCCTTCGTAGGCTGCGTATGGTATGGCAGCATAGTCGCCTGCCTCATACTTACTTCTATATGGGTTGCGGTTCAGCTTGGTAGCCTGCTGCTTGGCTGTGCGCTCTAGTTTATAGTAACGCTCTGCACGTCCGCTTGCTGTGTTGTATACTATGTATCCCATACTACTTCTTACATCCATTAGGGTTATAACAAGGCTGCTTGCCCAATGGGTGATCCCAGTTAGGCAACTGCTCGTGTAGACTACGACCCGGCTTAGGGTCCCAGGGTGCATCACGTGGATCCCTACTGGCGCAGCCTGTGCTAATAGCTGCGAGCGTGAGCAATACACATGTCAGCATCAGCCGCATAGTCTAGCATCCTTCCTTCTTGTTCTAGTGTTTCCAGTACAGCAATAGTCATTAGCGTGTGTGCGTCTGCACGATCCTTAGCTGTGGGCATGCTTCGTATAAACAACTCAGCTTGCTCTATACTGTTGCAGGCCCACAGTATGTCCATGATGGCCTTTTGCTTGTCAGTGAGTCCTGTAATGGTAATCATATTAGTCATAGTAGTGGCTGTTACGGAAGCCCAATGAGCCAGCATACATTGCTAACAATCCCAGGATAGCCAACAACAT